TAGACAAAAATGCAGTAACAGATGCTGACAAAGATGGTGTTCCAGTTACAGTTACATTAGCAGGTGCTAATGGTACTGGTACTATTCAGTTGCAAATGTTATATGTAATTGACTAATAACTAGAATTTTAGGGGAGGAAAGCGAGAGTGGAACTCCCCTAGGATGCATGAAACAGATAAAAGATTTAGAAACTGTATTACATTTTAAAAAAGGTAACTATGTATACAGATATGTTTTGGTAGATAGATTTAAGTATGGTCCTAAGTATCATTATGGATTTAATACCAAAGAAGGTAAGACAGAAGCTGAAATGTTAGCTTTAGAAAAAGATAGACATATTAGAAGAAAGTATATTATAAGGAAGTAGTATGGCATCAGTAGTTGATATTTGTAATGGAGCATTAAATCAGTTAGGTGCTACAACTATTGTTTCCTTAACAGAAGATTCAAAAAACGCTAGACTATGCAATGCTAGATTTACTCAAATAAGAGATAGTGTATTTAGATCACATCCTTGGAATTGTTTACAAAAAAGATTAGAACTATCATCATCAACAGATACTCCAGCATGGGGATTTAGTTTTAAATATGATCTACCGGGTGATTGTTTAAGATTACTTAGAATATTAGATTATGATTCAAACCACAAAGTAGAAGGTAGATCCATATTATCAAATAATTCTTCTATGAAGATATTATATATCTCAAGAGTTACAGACCCAAATCAATATGACGAACTGTTAAGAGAAACATTATCAGCAGCATTATCTGCAGATATAGCATACGCTATTACATCAAACAATACTACACAGCAAAATATGATTGCTTTGTATCAAGAAAAATTAAAAGACGCTAGATTTGTAGATTCAACTGAAGGATATAATACTACTCAAGAAGATGGAATGGCAGATGTTATAGACGCTGGTACATTTATAAACGCAAGGTTCTAATACATGGCTAGAGTAGCTGCACAACTTACAAATTTTACAGCAGGTGAACTATCACCAAGATTAGATGGAAGAAATGATTTATCCAAATATCCAGCAGGTTGCAAGACACTTGAAAATTTAGTTATCTATCCGCATGGTGCTGCAGCTCGTAGACCGGGTACTCAGTTTATAGCTGAAGTAAAAGATAGTTCTAAAAAAACAAGATTAATACCTTTTGAATTTTCAACAACACAAACTTATATGCTTGAGTTTGGAGATCAATACATTCGATTTTATAAAGACAATGGTCAAATACTATCTGGTGGTTCAGCTTTTGAAATACCATCACCATATTTAGAATCAGAATTATTTGATATTAAATTTGCACAATCTGCAGATGTTATGTACTTATGTCATCCTAATCATCAAGTTAGAAAATTGTCAAGAACAGGTCATACCACTTGGAGCATGGTTAGAGTTAATTTTACTAATGGTCCATACTTAGATACAAATATATCTACAACAACAATCACTGCTTCAGCTCACACAGAAGGAACTGGTAGAACTTTTACTGCTAGTGATAGTTTATTTGTTTCAACAGATGTTGGAAGATTAATTAGATTTAGAAATGGCTATGCAAAGGTAACAGGTTTTACAAGTGCAACAGTTGTAACTGTTCAAATATTAGAAGACACAGGATCAGCTAGCGCATCAATAGATTGGTCGTTAGGTGCATTTTCAGATACCACAGGTCATCCATCTTGCGTAACCTTCTTTGAACAAAGATTGGTATTTGCAGCAACACTCAATAATCCGCAAACAATTTATTTTTCAAAGTCAGGTGATTATGAAAACATGGATGCAAACATTGGTGGTACTGTTGCAGATGATGATGCTATTGTTTACACTATTGCATCAAACCAAGTTAATGCCATAAGATTTCTTTCACCAACTAGAACTTTAATTATTGGAACTGCAGGAGGTGAGTTTGCAGTTTATGGAGGTGGAGATAACGATGCAATCACACCAACAAATATTATTATTAAGAAACAATCAAACTATGGTGGAGCAAATGTAGATGCTGTGCCAGTGGGTAATGCAACATTATTTCTACAAAGAGCTAAAAGAAAAATAAGAGAACTAGCATATAACTTTGATGTGGATGGTTACGTTGCACCTGATCTTACAATCCTTGCCGAACACATAACGAAAGGTGGTGTTACACAAATGGCGTATCAAGAAGAACCATTATCTATTGTGTATGCTGTAAGAGAAGATGGTGAGTTAGTTGCTCTAACATATCAAAGAGATCAACAAGTTGTTGCTTGGCATAGACATATCTTTGGTGGATCATTTGGAACTGGTAATGCAGTTTGTGAAAGTGTAGCTGTTATACCTACAGATTTAGATGAATATGAAGTTTATGTAATTGTAAAAAGAACAATCAATGGCGCAACTAAAAGATATGTAGAATTTATAAACAAATTTGATTTTACAGAAACAGATAATACTTCATTTAATTATTTAGATAGCCAGTTAAACTACGATGGTGTTTCAACAACACTCAATGGAGATATAACAAATTCAGCAAATACAATCACATTGACAGATGCTAGTTCTTTCAACAGTTCGGGTAAAATAAAAATAGGTAAAGAGATCATAGCTTATACAGGTAAATCATCAAATGATCTTACAGGATGCACAAGAGGTCAAAACTTAACTACTGCAGCCGCACATACATCTGGTGCAACAGTAGATCAAGTTGTCGAAACATTATCAGGTCTTACTCACCTTGAAGGACAAACAGTTTCTATATTAGCCGATGGCGCAACTCACCCAGATAAAACTGTCAGTTCAGGTGCAATAAATTTAGATAGAGCTGCTAAAAAAGTAAAAGTTGGTTTAGCTTACACTTCATTACTTCAAACTATGAGAATAGATGCTGGTTCACAGAATGGAACATCACAAGGTAAAACAAAAAGAATATATGAAATAACTATTAGATTGTTTGAAACTGTAGGTGTTGAGGTAGGACCAGACTTAAATAACATGGAAAGAATACCTTTCAGATCATCTGCTAATCCGATGAACGAAGGTATTGCACCATTCACAGGTGATAAAGAAGTTGAATTTAGAGGAAACTACGATACAGATGGTTTTATAGTGGTAAGGCAAACTCAACCTTTACCTTTAACTGTTTTATCGGTATACCCAAGGTTAGTAACAAATGATGGATAACATACTACATATAGTGCCATATACTGCACAACATGGACAATTTATTTTATCTCAACAAATGAACCATAAGGTATTAGAAGCAGACAGACATTATATTAATGTTGATGGTGATGCCAAAAATTTAGAACAAGATCATTTAGCATTTACTGGTTTAGCAGATAACAAACCTATCTTTGCTGCAGGTATGAAAATGATTTGGGGTCAAGTAGCAGAAGGTTGGGTCATAGCAACAAGCGATATGTGGAAGTATCCATTAGGTGTAGCAAGAGCAATCAAAAAAGATTTTTCAAGAGTTGCTAAAGAAAATAATATTGTAAGAGTTCAAACTGCAATCAGAAAAGATTTCAAACAAGGTCAAAGATTTGCAGAGTGGTTAGGTTTGGAGAACGAAGGTTTAATGAGAAAGTTTGGTTTTGATGGAACAGACCAATACAGATATGCGAGGATATTCTAATGGCAGCAGCAATACCAGCTTTAACAACAGCAGCACCTTTTATAGTAGCAGGAACTTCTGTAGTAGCAGCACAACAAGCAAAAGCTGTTGGTAAATATAACGAATCTATACAAAATAGAAACGCTTTAATTGCAGAGCAAGAAGCGGATCAAATTGATAAACAATTACAATTTAAACTAGCTAGATTTGATGAATCTTTTCTAAGATTACAAGGTCAAACAAAAACAAGAATATTAAAATCAGGTGCTGAACTATCTGGATCAGGTTTAAGAATATTAAGATATAATTCAGAGCAAGCTGAGATAGAGAAAAACATTATTGAATATAATTCAAAAATAAATAAACAAAGAAAATTAGAAGAAGCAAACTTTGCTCGTATGCAAGGCTCGCTTTCTCGTATGCAAGCTAGGCAAGCTGCTTTGAGTTATTATGCACAAGCAGGACAGAGTTTATTAACTAATTTTGGAGATCAGTAATGCCAAAAATACCTACCTTTACATCTACAAGTACACCAACAGAGCAAGTTGGCTCTGTTAAAACTAATTTACAAATATCTCCAACAAATACTACTGCTGCAACTTTATTACCAGCAGCAAAAGCTATTGATGAGTTTTATATAAAACAAAGAGATAATAATGAAAAATTAGAGGCAAAGAAAAAATTTTTTGAAATGAAATCTGAATCAGATAAAATTATAGATTCATTAAAAAATAATCCTGATGATGATGTTTCTGTAAATTTATATAATGAAGAATTTAATTTATTTAAAAATCAACAATTATCTCAAATAAAAAATAAAAGAGTTAAAAAAAAACTTGAAATATTATTAGACTACGATCAATCAGAAAGTGTTTATAAAGTAAAATCAAATTCATTTAAGGCTTTTGAGGAGCAAAATTTATCAATATATAATACAGAACAAAATACCTACGCTGCTGAATATTCTCTTGCAACAGATCCAAAAATGAAAGAAGCAGCCAAAACAAAAAGAATTGAATCTGCAACAGAATTTTCAAATATGAATAATATGGGTAAATCATGGTTAGATAAAGAAATACAAACAATTAATACTGATAGTGCCATATTTGATGCTGATATTGCTATTGCAAATAAAAATTATGTAAAAGCAAAAGAGATATTATCAAATGCTAAAAATGTCGATTCTGAAGAAATTCAAAAAAGAATAATTAAAATAGAAAAAGAGGGTTTAGAATATGATGCTACAAGTTTTTATACAAGTCAAATATTTGATGGAAAAAATCCTTTTCTTGGAACAACTATTCAAAACACAACAGAAAAAAAAGTTTTACAAAATACTGATAATTTACTTTTAGCAAATGCTGCAAAAAATAATTTTAGTGTAGGTGAAACGTTTGCTTATGTAGATCGAGTATATACACCAACAGGACTTTTATCTAATTACTATGAAGATTTATTTTCATCTGCTTATACTGCTGGTTCTTCAACAACATTTGATAATGCTGCTGATATTCCTAACGTAATAAATGAAGCAGTAGCAGCAGCAGAAGCTGCTGAAGTAGATGGAAGATTAAATGTTTACACAACAGATGATGAGGAAAGATTTTTTAAAAATGTAATTATTTTAAAAAAAGTTTTAGGATTAGACAACTTTCAAGCAATGAAACAAGCTAAAGACTTTGAAATAAATTATGACAAAAGAATTATGCAAGGCGCAAATAAACAAAGAAATAAATTAATGGGAGATGTTGAAGATAAATTTGATGAGATAAAAGGAACAAATATTCAAGATGTAAGAGGATACGCTAATAAAATATTTAACATTTATGTTGCAAATGGCATATCCGCTTATCAAGCAAAAGAACAAGTAAAAGAAGATTTAGAAAAAAACATAATAGTTGTAGATGACTATGCTTATTTAAAAAGAGATATAGATGCTTTCAAATCAATAGGTGCTTTAGGTCAAGTTAAAGTTGTAAAAGAATATATTTTAGAAAATAATATAACTGATGCAGAGGAGGAAGATTATTATTTAAGATATAATGGAGGAGGTCAATTTGAAATAAGAAGAAGAGTTGATATTTCTCCTGTTTATAATGATGAAGGAGAACCTATGATTTATTATGCTAAAGACTTATATGAAATAAATCAAGAAAGAATGTCTAAAATAGAAAAAGAAGAAAGAAAAAAAGTTTTTGAAAAACAAGAAAGAAAACAAATATTAAAAGAAGCACAAGAAGTAACTGGATTTGATATTACAGGATCATAATGGCTGAAGGAACAAATTTAGATTTAATTGTCAATACAGATTATTTAAGCACTCAAGATGAAAAATTATTAAAAGAAACAGAAGAAAAAGAAAAAATATCTATTGGTGAAGGAATAAAACTTGCTGCACAACAAGAAATGATTTTACCATCATTATTAAAATCTTTTTCTCAACCAGAATTAGAACCTAATTATGATTTTAGATTAGATGATGAATTATTTGATGATTTATCAAAAGACATTGATCCTTCTTATTGGGATGAGTTTAGCAACGCTTCTTCAAAACAACAAGCGTATCAAATAAGGCAAAGAATACTAGATGCACAAGAAGCTAATAAAAAATTAAAAACATTAGGATTTACAGGTACAGCTTTAAGAGTTGGATCTGCTATATTAGATCCCGCAGCTTTAACTTTGGATGCTATAACATTTGGTGTTGCTAGACCCTTTATTTATGCAAACAGAGCCTCAAGAATATCTAAATATATAAGAGGTGGTTTCGTTGGATCTGGTCAAGCAGCGTTAGTAACAACACCAGTAGTTATCACTGATCCAACTAGAGATATAGATGAGATAGGTTACGCTGCTATGATGGGTGGTGCAATAACTTCTGGTTTAACTAGATTCTTAGGACCAAAACATCCTGATATAAATAAATTTGATGCAAAATCTGAGGAACTTGGAAAAGCTATAGAGAAGAAAACTTTAAAAGAGGATGGTTTTAAAACAACAGAAAAAGGAGAAAAATATTTTGGTTCAGATAAAAACCCAGAAATAAATAACAATATAGATGAAATAGACAATCTTACTGCAAAGAATGAAGTTATGTTACCCTCAAAACAATTCATAAAAGACGTAAAAGAAGGAGTTGAGGCTGATGATTTATTAAACAATTTTTTTGATAGATTAGATAAAACTCCAGAAGTAGCTGGAAAATTAAGAATAGATAAATCTTTTCTTTTAAGAAAATCAATTAATCCAAGAATGAGAGCTGCTTCAGAAAAATTACTAGAAGATTCTGTAGGTAATAAAGATTATTCAAGGTCAATATTAACAGCAGACATTCATAAAAATAATTATGCAGGTACAAGACTTACATCTTTTTATAAAGATTATGAACCAGCTTTTGAAGAATATTTAAAAGAAATTGGTAAAACAACAAGATTTAAAAGTTATAATTTAAATGATCGTATGCAGTTTTCTAATTTAGTATCACGAGCAGTTAGAGGAGAGGTTGTTGATTTTTTATCGGTAACAAAAGGAGCTAATGCTACTAGAAAACTATTTAAAGGTATGCTTGATGATTTAAGAAAAGATGGTGTTGAAGGTGCTGCTGATATTTTAGATAATCCAAATTATTTTCCTAGACATTGGTCAATAGAAAGGATGCAGAATGTTCAAGAAAGTATTGGTTATAATAAGGTAATTAATTTTTTAAAAAACTCATTAGTAAAAGGATCAGATAATTTATCTGATGCGGATGGTTTAAAATTAGCAGGTCATATTTGGAGAATGATAAATACTGCAAAATTTAGTGATGGATTTTCTGTTGATAGAATTTTAAAAACAACAGATGAAACTGAACTTAGAGCAATTATTAAAGATTATACAGATTTAGATGTAAAGGAAATAGAAGATTTAATTAAAGTATTGTTAAAGCCTCAAAAACCTCAAGTGCCTGCTAGACTTCAAAGAAGAGCATCATTTGATGAAACACATGAAGAAGTTATTGATGGTAAAAAAATAAAATTTACAGACATGCTAGATAATAATACTGAGGGTGTGGTAGGAGCATACATAAATCAAATGTCTGGTCATGTTGCATTTGCAAGAGTAGGCATAAAATCTAAAAATGACTATCAAAAAATTTTAGATTTTATTAAAGAAGGATATACGATTCCAGAAGTTGCAAAAAAATACTCAACAAAAACAGGACAAATTAAAAAAAATTTTGAATTAGAAACTTTGGAAACTATTTATAAAAACATAATTGGTATACCTACTGAGAAAAACATTCAAGGAGGTTTATCTACAATTCTAAGAAATTTAAGAAAATATAATTACGCTAACGTATTTAATCAAGTTGGATTTGCACAAATACCAGAATTAGGAAATATTATCGGCACAGCAGGTGTAAGAACTTTTATAAAATATATTCCAGAATTTAAGAATATTTTAACAAGAGCTAAAGATGGAAAATTGTCAAATGAATTTTTAGATGAAATAGAAACTTTAGTTAGTGGTACAGGATCAAATAGATTAGTAGATAGTGTTATAAATAGAACAGATGACTTTGCGGGAATGACAACTAAAGTTGGAAAAATAGAAAAAACATTAGACGTTGCTACAAGAATTACATCTGACTTTTCTGGTTTTCATGCTGTTGATACTTTATCAAGAAGATTGGCAGCTATAACTTCTTTCGATAAACTTGCACGACACGCAACAGGTAAATTAAAATTAAAACCAAGAGATATTAAAAGATATAAAAATATTGGTTTTAGTGAAAAAGAATTAGAAGATGTTTTTAAAAATATAAGAAAAAATTCAACTTTTATAGAGGGTGGTTTGACAGGAAGAAAAATAAGAAGATTAAATGTTGATAAATGGGATAATCAAGATTTAGTAAATAAAATGTCATTATACATGAACAGACATTTAAGAAGAGTAATTCAAGAAAATAATTATGGAGAGATGGTAGCTCTTGGAGCTGATAGTTCATTAGGCAAAACATTATTACAATTTAGAAATTTTGTATTAACAGCATATTCAAAACAATTACAACACGGACTACACATGAGAGATTTTGTTTTTTTTAGTTCTTTTGCATCATCAACATTAATAGCTAGCTTGGTATATGTTGCTCAACAAAACATACAAGCAATAGGAAAAAGAGGAGAAGCGAGGGAAGAATTTTTAGAACAGAGATTGTCTCCAGAAGCTATAGGCGGAGCAACTTTTCAAAGAAATACATACTCCACTTTAATACCGCCTATATTAGATATGGGTTTATATTATAGTGGTAATGATACTATGTTTAATTATAGATCCTCTGGTTTAGAAACTAATCTTTGGACAGGTAATCCTACATATTCATTGTTACAAAAAACAGGTGGTGCTATAAGAAGTACAGGTAAAGCTGTATTTGATGATGAATATGATTTTAGCAAAAGAGATGCTTATAAATGGTTGAGAATTTTACCATATCAGAATATGTTAGGAGTTCGTAATTTAACACAATATTTAATAGATGAATCTGATTTACCTAGGCAATCTAAATGATAGACAAAGGATAAATAAAATAATATAGAGGATTTATGACAGTATCTACAACGATAATAAAATCATCACATAATGGTAATGGCTCAACCACAACCTTTGCCTACAACTTCAAAATTTTTGCGGACACAGACTTAGTAGTAATTATAAGATCAGCAGCAGGAACTGAGACAACTAAAACTTTAACAACTCACTATACAGTAGCGGGTGCAGGTGATGCTAGTGGAGGTTCAATTACCTTTACATCTGGCAATATACCAGCTTCGGGTGAGACAGTTGTTATAAGAAGGAATGTCCCGCAAACTCAAGCGATAGATTATATCGCTAATGATCCATTCCCTGCGGAGACTAATGAAGAGGGTCTGGATCGTACTACTATGATTGCACAGCAAGTATCTGAAGCAACAGATAGATCAATCAAGTTATCAAGAACAAACACAATGACATCTACAGAATTTACTGTAGGTGCAACAGAAAGAGCAAACAAAATTTTAGCATTTGATAGTGCTGGAGAAATTTCAGTAACACAAGAGCTAGGTACATTCAAAGGTACAGATGCAACTGTAACTACAGAGGCATACAATGTTAGAGATATAATTAAATCAACAACTACTGCTGAACTAAATAATGTTTATATTTGTGTAGCAGATTCAGTTGTTGGAGATAGTCTAACAGACACAGATCATTTTCAATTATTGGTAGACGCTGTTTCAGCAGCAACCAGTGCCACAGCCGCAGCTAGTTCAGCAAGTGCTGCATCTACTAGCGCATCTGCTGCCGCAACATCTGCTACAAACGCTGCTAACTCAGCATCCACTGCTACAACAAAAGCAAGCGAAGCATCTACTTCTGCAACCAATGCAGCATCTTCTGCATCAACTGCATCTACTCAGGCAAGTAACGCTGCTAGTTCTGCTAGTGCTGCTAGTACCTCTGAAACAAACGCTGCATCATCTGCATCAACAGCTAGTACACAAGCTACCAATGCTGCTTCTTCAGCAACTGCTGCTGCAAGTTCTGCAACGACAGCTACTACAAAAGCATCAGAGGCTTCAACATCAGCAACTAACGCTGCAAGTTCAGCAACAACCGCATCAACTCAAGCATCAAACGCATCGACTTCAGCGACTAATGCTGCATCAAGTGCTACTGCTGCCGACACAGCTAAAACTGCTGCACAGACCGCACAAGCCGCAGCCGAAGCTGCTGCTGATAACTTTGATGATACTTATTTGGGTGCGAAAGCTAGTGATCCTACAGTTGATAATGATGGAGATGCACTAACTGCAGGAGATTTATATTTCAATACAACGTCAAATGTATTAAAAGTCTATTCGGGTTCAGCTTGGCAATTAGCTGCTGTAGACGCAACGACTTTAGCATCAAATGGATTTGCTGTTGCAATGGCAATAGCCTTATAGTAAAGGAGTAATATGGCACAAGATTTTGAAAGAGTATTAAAAACAAGTATCGGAACATCTGCTACAGAAGTAAGAGCTGCTGCTAACAGTGATGATGCAATTATCGGAATGAGATTTGCAAACAAAGGAACTGTTGCTGTAACAGTAAATGCAACTGTCAAAAATAGTGGTACAAGTTATTTTTTAATTAAAGATGCACCTATACCTGTAGGTGGATCATTAGAGTTAATCGATGGAGGGTCGAAAGTTGTACTTCAATCTGGCGATTCTGTAGAGGCACTAGCTTCTGTTGGTAGTTCAGTTGATGTAATACTTTCTGTTGTTGACTCCATAAGTACATAGGAGAATACATTTGGCTTATCTTGGTAATCAACCATCAAACAACTTTGTAAGTTTAAAACGTCAAGTTATAACTGGTAATGGTGGATCAACATATACTTTAGATCATGCTGTTGCATCAGTTAATGATGTTGCAATTTTTGTAAATAATGTGAGGCAAGATCCAGCATCTTATTCAATATCTGGAACTGCTTTAACTTTAGGTGGCACAATATCAAGCTCAGATAGCTGCTATGTAATTTTCTTAGGACAAGCATTACAAACCGTAACTCCAGATGCTAATACAATTACAACAGCAATGATCCAAAATGATGCTGTTACATCTGCTAAAGTAAGTGGTTTAGGAAACTATGTTGTAGAAAAAATAGACGAATATCACTATGGAACAGAGGTAACAACAACTGGTGCAACAAACTACATAGATATTGCGGCTGGAAACACAATAAATTTTACACCAACATCTACTAATGACATTATTTTTATAACAGGAATGAATTTAGTATTTACGCAATCCGCACAAAAAGGAATAGGAATTGGAATAATGAGAGGAACAAGCTCAACTATTTCAAGTAGTGATACAGTTGTTGCAAGAACTGGTCGTCATGCAATTTATATAAATGCAAGTAGTAATTACCAAATCGCAAAAATTATAGCGACTGAAACAGGATTAAGTGCAGGAACTACAGTATATTATGAAATGTTTGGCATGGTTCATGGAGATAGCTCAGAGAGAAAATGGAATGTTAATGTTTCAAACGCTACTGATCCAGCAAAGCATAAATTAATTGGAATACATTATAAATACATAGGATAGTAAAATGATAGCAACTGCAATTTTAAAAATAAATCCAAACGCAAAAGTAATTATTAGAGGATCAGATATAGATACTTGCGAAATTGAATGGCTTGAAGATACAACGCCTATTTCAAAAGAAGATATAAAAGCAATGATACCAACTGTTGAGGCAGAAATTGAACAAGAAAAAACAGACGCATCAACAGGCAAACAAAAACTAAAAGACTTAGGTTTAAATGACGCTGAAATAAAAGCGTTGATAGGAGTATAATAAATGGCTTTATCAAAAATACCAAGTGCTGGATTTCAAGACAATGTTAAGTTTAGAAACATCATCATCAATGGTGACATGAGCATAGCACAAAGAGGAACTTCATCTACTGGAATTACATCTACAAGCTATAATACTATAGATAGATTTCAGACTAATATTTCTAGCATGGGTACATGGACACAATCACAATCAACAACAGTACCTAGTGGTCAAGGATTTGCTTATAGCTTGAAAATGGATTGCACAACTGCTGACGCTTCTCCATCTGCTAGTGACCAAGTTGTTGTTGAGCAAAAAGTTGAAGGTCAAAATTTACAATATTTAAACTTTGGTAACTCATCTGCAAAAAGTTTAACTTTAAGTTTCTGGGTAAGAAGTAATAAAACAGGAACTTATTGTGCATCATTATTTAACAATGACCAAAGTAAATGGTTTTCAAAACAATATACAATTTCATCTGCTGACACATGGGAGAAAAAAACTTTAACTTATGCTGGTGATACATCAAACGCTTTTAACAATGACAATGGTACAAGTTTAAGATGTAGATTTTGGCTAGGTGCTGGTTCAACTTATACATCTGGTACTATTACATCTACTTGGACAACAGAAAGTGGTAATGAGGGAAGTTTAGCAAGTGGTCAAGTCAACCTTGCAGATAGCACATCAAACGAATGGTACGTTACTGGGGTTCAGCTTGAGGCTGGAGAAGTAGCATCTGATTTTGAGTTCTTGCCTTTTGATGTGAATTTAGGAAGATGCCAAAGATATTATGAAAACTGTGAAGATGAAGCTATTGTTATTAACAATACCTCTCAATTACAATTTCAATCATGGACATTTCAAACACAAAAAAGGTCTAATCCAAGCGTAACAATTTTAGGTTATACTGGTGGTGGAAGTACAGCTGTTGGTGCTACAAGACCACAAGGATTTTATGTAAATACAGGTGGTAGTGGAGTTGCATCAGGTATTGGATTTACAGCAAATGCGGAGTTATAATTATGAATATAGAAAATATCACAACAGTAACAAAAAACTATAATCCATTAAATAATGAATTTAATGGTTATCAAGTAGTACATAATTCTATTACAACATTTGTACCACTAGACGAAGCAAACACAGATTACCAAGAAATACAACAATGGATAGCAGATGGTGGAACTGTTATTGATAATCCACCAGAGGAGACACCATAATGGCATATTTAGGTAGAGGAATAGAAAACTTATCAGATAGAGTAGTGCTTGATAGCTTAACTGCTAGTGCTACTGCTAGTTATACCTTACAATTAAATTCAGTTAATTTTGTACCAAGTAGTGCTGAAAGTTTAACTGTAAGTTTAAACGGAGTTATCCAAAAACCAAATTCTAGCTATACTGTGTCGTCAAGCACTTTGACGTTTTCAAGTTCGTTAAGTTCGTCAGATAGCATAGACTTTATTATTGCTGAAAGAGGAATCACTTTACAAACTCCTAGTGCTGGTTCAGTTGGAACATCACAGTTAGCATCAACTGCTGTAACAACTGCCAAGATCGCTGATGATGCAGTAACAAAAGATAAGGTTTCAAATCTTATGTATCCAGCTTTTGAAGCATACATGTCAGCAGATACAACTATTTCAGATAATACATGGACTAAAGTGCCATTCAATGTTGAAGATTTTGATACTGATAATACATATGAAA